GAGCTGTGCGACTGGCAGACGCGCATCCGCAAGGAAACGGTCTACGTCTGCCGGGATTGCGGCCAGCCAATTGCGGAGGCGAAACGCTGGCGCATGGTCTGCCACGGCCAGTGGGTGCCCACCAATCCCGAAGCGGAGTACGACTCCTACCACCTGCCGAGCTGGTATGCCCGGACCCCGACCAACTCGTTCGGCGAAGTCGCCGCGCGCTACGTGGAGGGCCAGGAGGATCCGGAAGCGGCGCGGGACTGGTTCAATGCCGATGCGGCCGAGCCATATCGGGACATCGGGCACAACGCCAAGGAGGAGTTGGTCCGCCACCACTGTTCGGACGACTACGAACTGGGCACGGTGCCCACGTCTCGGCCCTGCCTGCTGGTGGCTACGTCCGATCTGCACAACCTGGTTCACTACTGCGCGGTCTGGGCCTTCACCCCGGAGCGCACCTACCTGATCGACTGCCTGAAGGTGGAGACATGCGAGGCCATCGGCGCGCTGGCCGGGAAAACGTACCCGACCTTGGACGGGCAGGAGCTGGTGGTCGAGGCAGTCTTCCCCGATGCTCAGTACCGCACCAGCGAAGTGTACGAGCTGGCCGTCCGGAACCCGGCCGTGATCCCGACCACCGGGTCGGCCAGGGGAGGCGTTATCTCCTGGACAAAGGCCAGCCATTATCCGAGCACCGACCGGGAACTCGACCGGGTAATCGATGTGCTGAACACGAACGACATCCACTTCAAGGAGCAGTTGCTCCTACGCTACCAGAGCGGCGTGACCGATGCCGGGTTCGACATGACGCAGAACGACTGGGTGCTACCCAGGAACGTACCGGCCGAGTTCGTCCGTCACATGCTCGCCGAGGTGGTGGTCGACGGCAAGAACTCGCGCGGCTTCCCGACCCGCGAGTGGCGGCGACTCGGCCCGAACCACTATTTCGACAACGCCAAGTACGCCCTCGCCGCCCGCTACGTTCTCACCCCGAACTTGCGCGAACTCGCCGCCGCCAACAGCCAGGCCAGACAGCAACAGCAGTCACCCCAGGAGCCCGAAGTGTATGGACAGAAACCGGAGGGGTGGTGAGCGAACTGGGGATTGATGATGGGTGATTTCAGATTGGCAGGGGAAAGCACGTAGCGTCGCCGTCGGTTCAGGCAAAGCCGACGGTCCCCCGGCAGGGATCCCTGCGCCTCTACAGACCCGCGCCGCACCTCGTCTGCGGTCCACCGGAGATCTGTGCCATGGCATGATACCCAACATGTTGTCTATCGTTCTCTGTAGGTGAGTATGCAACATATGGAGTGCAGTACAAGCCGTTTGTCGTACCTAGCCCGATATGCTATCTGTAGGGACGGAAGGGGGATGCCGCCCCCGATCCAACCCGCAACGGGATGATATCCAAAATCGTTGAATCACTTGTTAGGCAACTTATGGCAACGCCACCAAACCTTTATCTCGACGAGTCGCAGAAAGATTTCTGGGTTTGGGTCAACCCCACCAATTGGCTCGTAAGACACCAAATCTCGTTGGTGGGCTCCTTCACGTCTGCTGGGAGCGTAGGCCGAGGCGAAAGTAATCTTCCGTTCATTCCCAACCCGAACTTTAAAGGTGATGTCTCGCCGTTTTCGATTGGTGTAACTCACCACTACACGGCCGAATACAACTTCGAGATCAATCGGGAACACTACTTCCCCGAATACCCAAGCCGGCTTAACGCCATCTATTTTCTCCAGTCCGAGGCTGAAGCCCGGATGTACCAAGCGCGGCACATGGCGCATGTTGATGGGCGAGTGCTCAAGAAAGTGCGTACGGTCGGGCAGTACGCCTATTCAACGCACGACTCAAGTTGGGTTGATTTCCTGCGCCTAAATCACAGCTGCGATGATCAAACCATTCATGACGTCACCCAGGCCTACTGGCGAGGCGCCAATGTCACAGACCATTCACTACGGTCAATGGGCGCGCCTTGGACCGAATCGCCAATCATCGAGGCTCTCTTCCTCGGTCGCGTCGATTTTTATGATCGCACCCTTGGTGAGAGCGTTGCCTAACCCCTCCATCGAGCGGACGCGCCAGCCCAAAGCCACCGCTCATGTCGAACGTTCTGCCTCCACACTCCTCCCTTCGTGCCCTTCCCCGCTGCGGCGGGGCAAGCGTGCCTCTCGTCCCGCTCTGCGGGATCGTGGTGAATCCCTCTTCCCCGGTCTTCCTCCAATCTGAAATCGCCAATCTGAAATCCTGGATCTCCCCCCCTCCCCGAACAAAGCGGCCTTGTGGTAGAACCATCTACCCGAGGCCGCTATGTCCGCACCCACGAATTCCGAACTCCTGGAGAAGGCCAGGCTTGCCCTGGCGCGCGTCCTTGACGGGGCGACGTTCGTCTCCGTCAACGGTCAGCAGTTCCACTACTCGTCCGTGCCCGAGCTGCGGGCGCTGATCCGCGAGCTTGAGGTGGCCGTGGCCGAAGAAAACGGCACGGACGGCCGTGGTGCGTGGGAGGCGGCGTTCAATGAGTAGCTCCCCCACGTTCGCAGATCGTGCCGCCGCCGGAATCGATGCCGTCATTCGCGTTGTCGCGCCGGGCTGGGCCAACCGCCGACTGGTGGCTCGGGCGCAGGCTCAGGCCCTCTCCCAGTTCGTGGGCGGGGGCTTTGGGCCTCTGCAAACGGATCGACTGACCGGCGCGGTCACTGGCCGCCAGGGAACATTGGACGAGCGTCTTCCGTGGTGGGACCGGCTGAAGATGATTGGCGAGTTCGACAAGCTGGTCCACGAGAACCCGCTGCTCTGCGGGCTGACCGACCAGTATGTGGTGAACGTCATTCCGGCCGAGGGCGTCCGCCCAATTCCGCAGACCGGCGACGACGGTCTGAATGGCGAGCTGACCAAGCGCTTCGAGGACTGGGCCGAGACGGCCGAGGTCCGGGGCTTGTCATTTTGGGACTACCAGCGCCCGTGGCTGAAGACCATGCTGGGTCACGGCGACAACCTGACCGTGCAGGTGAACGGTCGACTGCAGGGGGTTTCGGCCAACCGGATCCAGACGCCCATGAAGCACGGCCGGTACGAGGGCGACCGGGTGCACCAAGGCATCTACACCGGCACGGGCCCGACGCCGAAGGGCTACTACGTGGGCACGCGCCGGGGCAGTTGGGTTCACACCGAGATGAAGTTCCGCTACATCCCGGCCGCCCTCGCGCACTACGGCTTCGATCCGGGCACGTTCGATCTGGACTGCTACCGGGGATGCAGCCGGTTCCTCTCCTCGTTTCCGTACATCAAGCGGGTGGAATCGCTGCTCCGGTTCAAGACCTTCCAGGAGAAGATGGCGGCGGTGTTCGGCATCGCCATCACAAAGGACAAGGAGAAGACGACCAGCCCGGTGAGCAAGCTCGGTACCGGTCGCCCGGCGGAGACGGTGGGCGAGGCGAAGACCACGGCCACGCGCCCGGACATCGAGCTGTTCAGCGGCATGGGCATCACGCTGAATCAGGACGAGGACATCAAGACCATCGAGCACAAGGCGAATGCCGGCGACTTCGAGTCGTTCGTGCGCCTGGTTTGCCGAATCCTCGCCCTCGGCGCGAACCTGCCCCTGGAGTTCTGTCTGCTCGACTGGAGCCAGGCCAACTACTACGGCAACAAGATGGCGGCCGGATCCGGCAAGCGGCAGTTCCTGGAGACGTTCATCCGGGTGCGGCGGCTGGTGTCGTGGGTGTACCCCTGGAAGGTAGAGGAGTTCATCCGGACCGGCCTGGTCAAGCTCCCTGCCGGATACAAGGGCGACTACCTGGCCCACGAGACCACGCTGCCCCCGCCCATTGAAGTGGACGACCTGAAGGCGTTCCAACTACACCGGCAGAAGGTGGAAGCGGGTGTCGACACCTGGGATGCCTGGTGCCGGGGGCAGAACCGCGTGTTCGCCAAGATCACCGAACAGCGCGCGGCCGAACTGGAGATGCAGAAGAAAGCCGGGCTCCCCATTGTCGCCACCAGCACGCCCGGCGTGAAACTGCTTTCGGAACTGGAACAGGAAAACGGCAAATGACCACGCAGAGAGCAACCATTTCTGGCACGCCGCGTCACCGGTTGGAAAAGCTCATCGAGGCCCACTGCGCCGACGACTACGAGCTTGGCACGGTGCCCACCAACCGCCCCTGCATCCTCATCGCCACCGCCGACTTGCACAAGCTCGTGCACTACTGCTCAGTCTGGGCGCTCACCCCCGAACGAACCTACTTGGTGGACTGTCTGAAGGTCCAGAGCATTGAGGACATCGCCGCTCTGCACGGCAAGCTGTACTCCACTATGGAGGGCGGGGAAATCCCCGTCGAGGCCGTGTTTGCCGATGCCCAGTACCGCACCACCGAGGTGTACGAAATGGCCGTTGCCGACGACGGCATCATTCCAATCACCGGCGCGGCCAGAACCGGCGTGGCTCCCTGGAGCACCGCCACCCACTACCCGAAAAGCGACAAGGAGCTGGACCGTACTATCGACGTGCTCAACTGCAACGACAGGCATTTCAAGGACATGCTTTTGCGGCGCTTCGCGTCCGGCGTCACCGAGGAGGGATTCGACATTGCCGCCACCGATTGGGTGCTTCCCCGCAACACCCCCCGCGAGTTTCTCCGCCACATGCTCGGCGAGATCGTCGTCCAGGACAATAAATTACGCGGATCCGCGATTTCGGAGTGGCGCAAGGTCGGCCCTAACGACTACCTCGACAACGCCAAGTACGCCCTCGCCGCTCGCTACGTTCTCACTCCCAACCTCCGCGAGCTCGCCGCCGCTAACAGCATGCCCGGCGTGAAGCTGCTTTCCGAACTGGAACAGGAGTCCTAGCCATGTTCAAGACCATCTACACCAGCCCGTGGCTGTCCATCGCCACCGACGCCGAGGCCAAAGCCGGAAGCCTGAAGCTCAACGGCGAGATCGGGGGGCTGGACTGGAGCGGCTCGACCTACCGGGAGATGGTTGCCCGGCGCGCCGACCAGTTCCAGAAGGACCTGGAAGCCCTGGCCGCTCTGGACGTGGACGAGCTGACCATCGAGATCTCGTCCATGCTCGTTCCGCCACGCCCTGGCCATGCACGACTACCTGGCGCAGTTCCCCGGCCACGTCACGACCCGTGTGGTTGGGATGACCGCCAGCGCCGCGACGATCATCGCCCAGGCGGGCAACACCCGCGAGATCTCGGCCAACGCCATGTACCTGATCCACCGGGCGAGCCTGATGCCCTACGGCAATGCCTTTGCGCTGCGCGAGGCGACCAAGGCCGTCGAGGAGATGGACCAGCGCATGGCCGAAATCTATGCGAAGCGGTCCGGCGCGTCCGTCGAGGAGGTGTTCGCGATCATGGACGAGGACACGGGCAAGGGGCGCTGGCTGAGCGCCGCGCGGGCCGTCGAGCTGGGCCTCTGCGACGCCACGTTCGAGCCCATGGACGCCGCCGCGTGCGCGTTCCCGGATGGCGTCGATTTCGTGGCCCTGGGCCTGCCCGAACCGCCGCCCCCCGAACAAACTCCCCAACCAGTAGCACACGCGCAGACCGCGCCGCCGCCAACCCCAACCACTGCCAAAGGGAGCCAGTCCATGCTGACCGCCGCCGAACTCACGACGATCAAGGGCCTGTTCGGGGCCGAAGCCGCCTGCTCGGCCATGACAGAGGAGCTGTCTTTCCAGGACGCCATGGCCAAAGGGGCCGAGGTGCAGGCCAAGGCCCTGACCGACGCCCGCGCGCAAATCGAGACCCTGACCACCGAACGGGACGAGGCCAAGGCCGAGCTGGCCACGGCCAAGACCAAGCTGGACGCCTACGCCAAGGGCCTGACGGACCCGCTCGACACCCACAACCCCGAGAACCCTGGCGAGGCCGAAGCCGCCGCCGAAGCCACGAAGAGGGAAGCCGAAGCCAAGGCCGACGCCGAGAAGCGCCAGGCCGCGAACGACTTCCTCGCCGACCGCATGAAGTAGGGGCCACCACGTCCCCCCACCACTGACCACGGACCACTGACCAAGGACTCCCCATCATGTCCACCGAAACCCTCACTCCCACCCAGCTGCTTGTCGGCAACGGCCCGACTCGCACCAAGCTCGTGAAGGTCGCCAGCGGCAACACCCTCGCCATCGGCGCGGCCCTCCGCCGCAAGCTTGCCGCCGCCATCGCGGAAGATGGAGACAACACCGGCGACGGCGCGGCCGGTGCCGTCACCATCGGCAAGAAGGCCAAGCTCGGCACCTACACGCTCACCTGCATCGTCGAGGCCGCCAACGGCGGGACCTTCATGGTCGTCGGTCCGGACGGCACGCGCTACGCGGACCTGACGGTCGCCGTGGCCTACGACAACGGCCACTTCGCCGTCACCATCGCCGACGGGGCGGAGGACTTCGACCTGGGCGACGTGTTCACGGTCGAAGTGACCGACTCCGGCGAGGTCGTCCCGTTCGACGATGCCGACGCCATGTTCGCCGGAATCCTTGCCGAGGCCGTGGACGCCTCGTCCGCCGCCGCTTACGGCACGTCCTGGCTCGATGGCGAGTTCCGCCGGTCCGCCGTGACGTTCCCGGACGGCACCACGCTGACCGCCGCCATCGAGGCCGCCCTGGCCGCCGCCGGGGTCCAGCTCAAGGACACCCTCGGCTAGTCCCGACCACGGACTACGGACTACTGACAACTGACCACTTCGGAAGGACACCCAATCATGGCCATCGACATCTTCACCGCGCGGGAAATGACCCGCCCCTTCGTCCAGGACTTCAAGCCAAAGACCGCGCTGGCGCAGCGGTTCATCAAGCGCCGCGAGGTCCACGAAACCCGCACGTTCCAGGTGGACAAGGTGACCGGCGGCCGGATCATGGCCGTGTTCTCCAGTCCCGTCTCCAAGGGCGTCCCGATGCGGGCGCGCGGGTTCCAGACCACCGACATCACGCCCGGCTACATCAAGCTGACCGGCGCGATCACGCCCGACGACTGCCAGAACCGCATCCCCGGCGAGTCCATCTTCGCCAGCCCCGGCGAGAAGAAGCCGAACCTGCTCAGCCGCGCCGAGCGCAAGATGCTGGAGCGGCTGGCGGACATGTACGACGCCATCGACCGCCGCGTCGAATACATGACCCTCACCGCCGTCACCACCGGCAAGGTCCAGATCGTCGACATGGACGATGCCGGCAACGTCGTCCAGACGCGCGAAATCGACTTCGGCATGCCCGCCGAACACACCGTCACGCCAGACGTCGACTGGGACGACGACGCGGCCACGATCCTGGCGGATCTCACCACCTGGGGCAACCTGTGCGCCAAGGACGGCGGCATGATGCCCAACACCCTGATCGTGGACAGCAGCGTTGCCCTCGCGATCATGGGCAACGCCGACATCAAGGCGTATCTCGACATGCGCTGGTCCAACGTGGCCGAGCTCAAGGTCGAGCTGGCCAAGGCCAACGGCATGGGCAGCGTCGGCATTCTCCGCATTCCCGGCATTGGCCCGGTGGATGTCGTGGTGTACAACGAGTGGTACACCGACCCCGCCGACGACACCCTCAAGTCGCTCTGGCCAGCCAACACCGTGTGGCTCGGCAACGACAACGGCCGCACCGAACTGCACTGCCGCCCCATCGAGGACTTCGACATCGCTACCGAGTTCCCCGAGGCCAATGGCAGCAACATGCTCGCCATTCCCTACTTCGCCAAGTCCTGGCGCGAGAAGAACCCCTCCACCATCCAGTTCCTCCTCCAGGCCGGACCCATCGTCGTCCCCTTCGACATCAAGTCGTACGTTACCGCCCGAGTGCTCAACGTGCCCGTCCCCGAGGAGTAGCCCCAACCACCCCCGGAGCCTCACCCACTCCACCCCAGCGGCCCCGCCGGACTCACCCACCGGCGGGGCCGCACCTTTTCCCCACGTACCGCAGGCGTCCCGCCTGCTTGAGCGGACCGGCTAGAGAGCGTATGGTTACAGGCACTGCGCAACGCGGCTCCCCACCACTGCCTGCCTCCAGGAGGAGACCGGGACATGAAGGACTTCTTCATCAGCTACAACAAGGCCGACCGCCAGTGGGCGGAGTGGATTGCGTGGCAGTTGGAGGAGGAGAAGTACACGACGATCCTGCAGGCCTGGGACTTCCGTCCTGGCAACAGCTTCGTCTCACGGATGCAGGAGGGAGCTTCCGAAGCAAAGCACACCATTGCTGTGTTGTCCCCTGACTACTTGGGTTCGGGTTTCTGCCAAGCGGAGTGGGAAGCGGCCTTCGCCCAGGATCCGACTGGCAAGAAGGGAGCCCTTGTCCCCGTACGTGTCCGGAAGTGCGACCCGAGAGGCCTGCTCCTGCGGATCGTCTACATCGACTTGCTTGGGATGGGGGAAACCGCCGCACGAAACGAGCTGCTGGCAGGAGTGGGGCAGGACCGGGCCACGCCAACTACTGCTCCAACCTTTCCCGGAATCACCGAGCGGTCGGTGCCGGACAAGCCGGATTTCCCAGGAGCCTTGCCCCCCATCTGGAACGTGCCGCACAACCGGAATCCGAACTTCACCGGGCGCGAGAAGGAGCTGGCGAAGATCCACGAGGCGCTGAGCCAAGGCGGCACGATGGCCCTTGTCCAGCCCATCCACGGCTTGGGTGGCGTGGGCAAGACTCAGCTTGCACTGGAGTATGTCTACCGGCATGCCGCCGAGTATGAACTGGTCTGGTGGGTTCGCGCGGAGGAGCCGGTGACGCTGGCGGCCGACTATGCGGCTCTGGCTGGCAGACTTGGCCTGCCGGAGGCGGGAGCCGAAGAGCAGGATGCCGTGGTCGCGGCGGTCCGCGACTCCCTGGCTCGGCGGGACGATTGGTTGTTGGTTCTGGACAACGCTCGGGACCCCGAGGAGGTGCGTGCCTACCTGCCTCCCAGTTGCGGTCGGGTTCTGGTGACATCCCGCAATTCCAGTTGGCGTCGTTTCGGGATTCCCCTGCCGGTGAACGTGATGCCGAGGAAGGAAGCCGTTGCGTTCCTGCTCAAGCGGAGCGGCAGCAAGGACGACGGAGCTGCGAAGGAACTGGCGGAAGCTCTGGGATGCTTGCCCTTGGCACTTGCCCAGGCGGCGGCCTACGTGGACGAGAGCGGCACATCACTTGGCCACTACCTCGATCTCTTCCGCCGACGGCAGACCGAGTTGCTGGCACGCGGCAAGCCGGGAGACTACCACGACACGGTCGCCACGACCTGGGATCTGGCCTTCCGGCAAGTCGCGGAGGAGTCGACCGCCGCCGTCGAGCTCCTACAGTTGTGCGCCTTCTTTGCGCCCGACCGCATCCCGCTGAATCTGATCACCGATGGGGTGGAGCTTCTTCCCGAGGCGCTGGCTGCCGCTGTCGCCGACGAGATTGCGCTGGACGAGGCGCTCGGCGCTCTCCGCCGCTTCTCTCTGGTAGAACTCCAGGACGGGGCCGTGTCCGTCCATCGGCTGGTGCAGGCTGTGACTCGCGAACGGCTACCGGACGAGGACCGCTCGCAACGGATGGCATCTGCACTGGCCCTCGTTGGCCATGCCTTCCCCGACGATTGGGGCAACCCAAAGACTTGGCACGAGTGCCTCCGCTTGCTGCCGCACGCGTTGGCCGTGACTGAGCAACAACGGGATGGTCGAGCGAGTGCCGAGAAACAGACACGCCTTCTAGTCGCCCTGGTCTCGTTCCTGCATTCGCGAGGCCAGTATGGGGAGGCGATGTCATTGGCTCGTTGTGGACTGGAATTGAGCGAGCGTGTTCTCGGCCCCGAGCACCCCGACACACTTGCCAGCATGAACGGTATGGCCGAGCTACTATACAGCATGGGAGACCACGCGGGGGCGGAACCGCTGAACCGACGAGCGCTGGAAGCTCTCGAGCGTGTTCTCGGCCCGGATCATCCCGACACTATGGAAAGTGTGAACAATCTGGCCGTATTGCTGTCTCGCAGGGGGGACTACGCGGGGGCGGAGCCGCTGTACCGCCGGGCGCTGGACACTCGCGAACGTGTTCTTGGCCCCGATCATCCCGACACTATGGAAAGTGTGCACAATCTGGCCGCGCTACTGCAAGACATGGGCGACTACGCGGCGGCACAGCCACTGTACCGCCGGGCGCTGGAGGCGAGCGAGCGTGTTCTGGGTCCAGAGCATTCCTCTACCCTCCACAGCGTGAGCAATCTGGCCGTGCTACTGCGAGACATGGGGGACTACGCGGGGGCGGAGCCGCTGTACCGCCGGGCGCTGGATGCTCGCGAGCGCGTTCTTGGCCCCGAGCATCCCGACACCCTGACAAGCGTGAACAATCTGGCCGGACTGCTGTCTTGCACGGGCGACTACGCGGGTGCCGAGTCGCTGTACCGTCGTGCACTGGATGCTCGCGAGCGCGTTCTCGGCCCGGAGCATCCCGACACCCTCGGAAGCGTGAACAACCTGGCCGGACTGCTGAAGAGAACGGGGGACTACGCGGGTGCCGAGCCGCTGTACCGCCGGGCGCTGGAGGCGAGCGAGCGTGTTCTCGGCCCGGAGCATCCCGACACCCTCGGAAGCGTGAACAACCTGGCCGGACTGCTGGACAGAACGGGGGACTACGCGGGGGCCGAGCCGCTGTACCGTCGTGCGCTGGAGGCTCGCGAGCGTGTTCTCGGCCCGGAGCATCCCGACACCCTCGGAAGCGTGAACAATCTGGCCGGACTGCTGTCTTGCACGGGCGAGTACGCGGATTCCGAGTCGCTCCACCGTCGTACACTGG